TGAACCTACTCCAGTCGATAAGATCAAAGGTCAACTGGCAAAGAAGAGAGCACCTAAACCTGATATCGGTTCAAGGTTCGATTGATGCTAAATATTGATTAGGACTATCTCTGGTAACTAATCATGCTAGCATTTCTTCTACCCCTGGCATCTAAAATTATTTCTGATGCCGTCGCTAAGATTCCCGATAACGAGGAACTGGGCGAAAAGCTGATTGAGATCTGCATCGTCATTCTGAAGAAGGCAGTTACTCTGACCAAAACTGATATGGATGACAAACTTCTTGCTGTTGTTGAACAAGCAATCAACAAGAGAGCAGAGGCTTGATCAAAAGGAGACTTCGGTCTCCTTTTTTTATAAATATATAAAGAATAACTGTATTTTTCTTTTAGGAGACCAATGGCAATTCTCGGAAAAATTGATGCCAAGGCATTAGCAACTGACGTAGCTGTAGTAAATGGTGATGCAACTGTCACTACGACTGGAGATTTTAATGATGACACTACTGCAGATTATATTGTTGGTGGTGATATTTTAGAACTGGATTCTGTTCCTTATATTGTAAGATCTGTAGCAAGTAACGGTCTTACCTTAGAACTTCATACGACTTATGCTGGTTCTACTGCAACTATTGCAGCAGCATCTGCTGTTCGTAGAACTGCACCTAAGGCAGTTGCAGAATATGTAATCAAAGGTGGCGACTCTGCATCCTACGATTTGGTATTTGCTGATGCCACTGAAGCATCTATCGCATCAAACAAGACTCGCGGTATCTGGGGTCCTGGTTGGTGGCTGTATCGCACCCATGTAGATGCTGCAGGGACCACACGTCATAAAGCTGAGTGTATTGCACCTCTGACTATTACTGCTGCTGTTGCTGGTGACGATGCTGATGATACAATCGTAGCAGACGTTCTTGAGACCATCACAATCACTGCTCAACCTGCAGACGTTGGCGATGGTGCCACAACTCTGGAACTTCCTTCTGGTGCTGCAACAACCTTCGCTGTCACTGTAACAGTCGATCAGTCTGGTACTCCTGCTTATGTCTGGCAGCGTAAGCTTCCTGGAACTACTCGCTGGGTCAACATCGGTGCTGCTACTGATGGTGGTGCATATACGGACTACACACTCGCAACTCTGTCGGTTGACACAACAACCGCTGGATGGGGTGCTCCTGGTTCTGAGGATGATTCTGTTACTGCATACGATGGTATTCAGTTCAGAGTCAAGATTACTACTAGCAAGGGTGCAGAAGAGGTTATCTCCGATGCAGCAACTCTGAGACTTGTCAACGCAGCATGATAAATGATATTTGATGAATTGAATGAAGACAACTTCACCTTCTTCGCCATTCAAAATTATAATAATCCCCACGCTTCAACTAAAGATGACTTTACTGAGGATCTGAAAAGATTTAGATATGTTCAAAGGCATCTAAAAAAGTATGATGAGTGTGGGGAAATCAAAGTACATTTACTTATCAATCATATAATTGTTTTGTATAATGTTTTTGGTGAAGCAGCAACTCCTATGCTTTTTTATAAATCAAAGAGTAGTTATTGGTCTGCGATCAAAACTATCTTGTTGTATATCTCTAGATATCCTTCAAGAGAAACTGATAGTCTAAAGAAAATACAGGTAGATTATAATCTTTACAAACAATTGCAAGAACTATGAACCGCGATCTTATTGACAAGATTATTGATAGAGTTCGCCAAGATCTTTACGCTGAAATTTCCATGGAAGAAGAAACTGTGGAAGAAGAAGGTGGTCCTACAAATGTAATTGGTGATGGAGAGGGGGCAGTAAAACTTCGCCCCACTCTCATGAAGTTTGATGGCAGAACCAAAGGAGTAAAGTCTTTCATGAAGAGACTTTCCAAGGATAGAGAGAAGAGAGCAGAAAAGAAATTACTAAAAAAATATCCACATCTAAAATAGAACAATGGCGTTCGGTCTTGGTAAACTGGCAGTTTTAGAAAGTAAACTGGACATTTATGAAGATCTCTCCAAAGAGATGCTTGACAAACTTGAGAGAGCGGTAACAACCATCTCAGACAATAGCAACAAAATTGCTATTGTATTGGAGCGTCATGAGAATCGCCTTGATGATAATGAAAGATCTGATCAACTCATTATCAAAATGATTGAGGAGATGAAGGTTCAGGAAGAGAAGAACCATAGAATTCTGCATGATAGAATTGATCGTATTCAAAAGAAGGTAGACTCTAACCAGAAGTTTGTCATTGGTGCAGGTGCTGTCCTGGCAACTCTTGTGGCAGTCGCACAAGTGATCTCTCCTATGCTCAGACCATTGACTAACGTACAAACCAGTGGTATGATGGGTAGAGAGACATTTTACGTGAATGGGACTTATAGAGTCTAAGTATATTATGTTGATGTCCAGTCGTCTGGGCAGATTTTCAAAGAAAAAAGACAACTTATATAACTTTCGTTGCCCATACTGTGGAGACTCTGAGAGGCACAAGAACAAGGCGAGAGGATACTTGTTCGGGTTCAAGAGTACTTACACGTACAAATGCCACAATTGTGGTATCAGCAAATCGTTCAAGAATTTCCTGAAAGATTTTGATCAGGGTCTGTACGATGAGTTTGTCATGGAAAAATATAAGCAGGGGTTCACTGGCAAAGGAACTTATACTGAAGATCCTAAGTTTGATTTCAAGAAACCTATCTTCAAAGACAGGGGAATTGTATCCGACCTTACAAGTATCTCATCACTAAATAGTACGCATGAGGCGAGAGCGTACCTTGAACAAAGACACATTCCTGATGACAAACTCTCTCGTTTTTACTACTGCCCTAACTTCAAAGAGTGGACTAACTCCATTCAACATACTTTCGATTCGATCTCTTACGAAGAATCCAGAATAATCATCCCTCTTTATAATAAAGAAGGTGCCTGTTTTGGATTTCAGGGGAGGTCTTTGTCGTCTGAAGCTAAACTCAAATACATCACCATCATTCTTGATGAATCGATTCCTAAGGTATATGGATTGGACACTGTAGATGAAACTAAAACAATTTACATTACCGAGGGTCCCATCGATTCCATCTTCGTGGAAAATAGCGTTGCCATGTGTGGTGCTGATGTTGACATTAGCTCGTTTGGTTGGAGCGATTGTGTTTATGTATATGATAACGAACCACGCAATAGAGAAATTGTCAATAGAATCTCAAGGACCATCGATAGAGGAGACAAGGTAGTTATATGGCCGACCAACGTCAAGGAGAAAGATATCAATGACATGACAATAGCTGGACACCATGTGAACGATCTGCTAGAATCTAGTACTTATCAAGGTCTACAAGCAAAACTAAAATTTACTGATTGGAAAAAAGTATGAGCAACGGTATCAAAGTAAAGAAGAGAGACGGTTCAATTGAACCAATTGATCTTGACAAAATGCATGTGATGGTAGAAGCAGCATGTGAAGGACTTGCAGGAGTTTCTGCTTCTCAGGTTGAAATGAAATCTGGAATTCAATTCTATGATGGCATCACTACAGGAGAAATTCAGGAGATCCTGATTCGTTCTGCTTCTGATCTGATTGATCTGGAACATCCTAATTATCAATTCGTCGCTGCAAGACTTCTTTTATTCTCTCTCAGGAAGTCTGTGTATGGGACAAAGGAACATCCAACACTGGAAGGACAAATCCTTGCTGCTGTTGCTCAAAAAGTATATGATCATAGTATCTTTGATAAGTATTCCCTTGAGGAGATTCATAAGGTAGATACCTACATTGATCACGATCGTGACTTATTGTTTACATATGCTGGTTTGCGTCAAGTCGTAGATAAATATTTGGTGCAGGACAGAAGTAATGGGCAGGTGTATGAGACACCTCAGTTCATGTATATCATGATTGCCCTGACTATGTTTGCAGAATATCCTAAGGAGACCCGTCTCTCATATGTCAAACGATACTACGACGCAATCAGCAAGCACAAGATCAACATTCCCACACCTATCATGGCAGGAGTGCGAACTCCACTTCGACAATTTGCTAGCTGTGTTCTTGTTGATGTTGATGACACCCTCGATAGTATCTTTAGCTCTGATATGGCAATTGGCAAATACGTTGCACAAAGGGCGGGAATCGGTATCAACGCAGGCAGAATCCGTGGCATCAACAGTAAGATCCGAGGCGGAGAAGTTCAACACACGGGTGTTGTTCCATTCCTCAAAAAGTTTGAGGCAACTGTCCGATGCTGCACTCAAAATGGCATACGAGGTGGAAGCGCGACTGTCCACTTCCCCATCTGGCACCAAGAAATCGAAGACATCATTGTCCTAAAGAATAACAAGGGCACTGAGGACAGTCGTGTAAGAAGATTAGATTACTCTATTCAAATTAGCAAACTGTTCTATGAACGATTCATTCGAAACGAAGACATTTCACTCTTCAGTCCGCACGACGTTTATGGTTTGTATGATGCTTTTGGTACTGATCGATTTGACGAGTTGTATCTGGCTGCTGAACGAGATCTTTCTATTCCAAGAAAGACTGTCGGAGCTCAAAACCTCATTCTGGACATTCTAAAAGAGAGAGCAGAGACTGGTCGTCTCTACCTGATGAACATCGACCATTGTAACTCTCACTCTTCTTTCAAGGATCAGGTTTATATGTCAAACCTGTGTCAGGAGATTACTCTCCCTACCGATCCTATCTCTCACATTGATGATGATGCAGGTGAGATTGCTCTTTGCATTCTGTCTGCTATCAATGTAGGAAAACTTCGTAACCTAGACGAACTGGAAGAACTTTGTGATCTTTCTGTTCGTGGTTTGGAAGAACTGATTGACTATCAGGAGTATCCTGTGAAGGCAGCAGAACGCGCTACAAAGGCACGTAGATCCCTTGGAGTAGGTTTTATTGGTCTCGCTCACTATTTGGCAAAGAATGGATGTAAATATGATGATCCAGCAGCATTGCCTGTAGTTCATCAACTGACCGAAGCATTCCAATACTATCTCCTCAAGTCATCTAATGAACTGGCAAAGGAGAAAGGATGGTGTACTGACTTTGGTCGCACCAAGTATGCTGATGGTATTCTGCCAATCGATACTTACAAGAAAGACGTTGACGAATTAGTTGCACCAGATTACAATTATGATTGGGAATCTCTTAGAGCATCTATCTCCGAGCACGGTTTACGGCACTCAACATTGTCTGCTCAGATGCCATCGGAAAGCAGTTCCGTTGTGTCAAACGCAACAAATGGAATCGAGCCACCTAGAGACTATCTGTCCATTAAAAAGAGTAAGAAAGGACCACTCAAACAGATTGTCCCTCAATATCAAAGTCTCAAGAACAACTATACTCTTCTCTGGGACATGCCTAGTAATTCTGGTTACATTAACATCGTTGCTGTTATCCAGAAATTCTTCGACCAAGCAATCTCTGGAAACTGGTCCTACAATCCAGAGAAGTATGCCAACAATGAAGTCCCAACCTCATTGATGGCACAAGACTTCCTTACCACATATAAGTATGGATGGAAAACCTCTTACTACCAGAACACGTATGACATGAAGAACGATGGTGTAGTTGATGAACCAACTACATCAGAAGATATTATCAAACAGTTAGAAGAAATCGATGAAGACTGTGAGTCCTGTAAGATCTGAAGAAGAAATGAAATTTCAAATTACCGCCAATTCACCAAAGACAGAAATCAAAGGCATGACTGTCTTCAACCCTAACAAGGTTGACATCAAGAAGCAACCAATGTTCTTTGGTGCCCCTCTCGGGGTCCAAAGATATGATGGTGCAAAGTATCCAGTGTTTGAAGAGTTGACCAATCGTCAACTTGGATACTTCTGGAGACCAGAAGAAGTTTCATTGCAGAAAGATCGTGGAGATTATCACACGCTTCGTCCAGAACAAAAGCATATCTATACCTCTAACCTCAAGTACCAGATTATGCTTGACTCCGTTCAAGGGCGTGGTCCTGGGATGGCTTTTATTCCTTACTGCAGCCTACCTGAACTTGAGTCTGCAATGAGTGTATGGGAATTCATGGAGGGCATTCACTCCAGATCCTATACTCACATTATCAAAAACATCTATCCAAATCCTTCTGAAGTTTTTGATACGATTCTAGATGATGAAAAGATTCTCTCTCGCGCTGAAAGTGTAACTCAGTCATACAATGATTTTATCAATCATGCACAGATGTATGGCAGCAGTAACATGTGGGAGCATAATCTTGAAGGTGTTCCAATGGCACAAAACGAACTCTATGAACTCAAGACAAAACTCTACCGAGCAGTCGCAAACGTCAATATCCTTGAAGGTATTCGATTCTATGTCTCCTTCGCATGTTCGTTCGCTTTTGGCGAGCTCAAGCTTATGGAAGGATCAGCAAAGATTATCAGCCTTATTGCCAGGGACGAAAATCAGCACCTCGTATTGACTCAGAACATTCTGAACAAGTGGAAGAAGGGTGATGATCCAGACATGGAAAGGATTGCTAAGGAGCAAGAACCTTGGGTCTATGAAATGTTTGATCGTGCTGTCAACGAAGAGAAGATGTGGGCAGAGTATCTATTCAAGGATGGATCAATGATTGGTCTGAATGATAAACTTCTTCAGCAATATGTTGAGTGGATTGCTAACCGCCGTATGAAGGCACTGGGCATGAAACCTCAGTATGATATTGCTGCTAAGAACAACCCTTTGCCTTGGACCGAGCATTGGATTTCTTCTAAGGGTCTTCAGGTCGCTCCTCAGGAGACTGAGGTTGAATCATATGTCGTAGGAGGGATCAAACAGGATGTTCAAAAAGATACGTTCGCTGGTTTCCAGTTATGACGAAAGATTCTTTGCCTGGTTGGAAGGTAAAGGCACTTCAGGACCCGAACGTGAGCGAACGCCACGCAAGGATAGTGATGCACGGACCCAAGTCTCTCAGCGAGGCGTGGGTCCTAAGCGCCATGCGCCTCAAATACCAGATCCGTGGGACTAACTAAATATGATGAGGTAAGACTATGAAAATGTGGAAGAATATCCAAATCCCTGGAGATATAATGGCAGCGTCTTTGACGGGAGCCTTATTGGGGATAACTGGGGTTTTGTTTATAACATTACCAATCTCCAGAACCAACGACAATACATTGGGAGAAAGTATTTTTGGCAAAAAAGAAAACCCAAAGGTGGTAAACGTAGAGTTACTAGTGAAAGTGACTGGAGAAAATACTATGGATCCTGTCCAGAACTCAAAGACGACATCAAAGAATTTGGTAAGGAGAATTTTAGTAGAACCATACTCTCCCTCCACCGAACCCCAGGTCGAGTCAACTACGAAGAGACCCGACAACTCTTTCTTCACAACGTTTTGACTGAAGCCCTTGACGACGGGACACCCGTGTACTATAATAGCAACATACTCGGGCGGTACTACCGCAAGGATTACTTCAATGAAAAACCTTGATCTAGAATGCACCGAAATTACGGATGCAACTATTGACAGAATCCACCATTTGTGCGAGGATGGTCGTCTTGAAGATGCCATCGCTCTTTATGATGAATACAAAGAGTGGATTTCTGGCAACGGACCTCAAGATGTTTTTGTAATCGAATGAATATGAAACTAAAAATTCTTGCAGCAGCTGCTGCCCTAACACCAATCGCTGGAGCATGTGCTCAAACAGAAGTGGCTGCTCCACCACCAGTAGAAATCCCTGTAGTTGAGTACAAAACCACTTGGAAATGTCCAGGGTGTACTGATAACGAAAAGTATGTCTTACAACAACTCCAAGAAAAAACAAGAATCTCAGATCGTAATGCTCTTGCAACGATTATGGGTAACATCAAACAGGAAAGCAAGTTCATTCCCAACATATGCGAGGGAGGGGCTAGAGTTCCTTACGACCGTTGCTATAGCGGGGGTTATGGTCTTATTCAGTGGACCAGTCTAGGTCGCTACAATAACTTAGGCAAGTTTGCAGCTCGTTATGGTTATGATCCCTCCACTCTTGAGGGTCAGACAGCATACATGATCAATGAATCTGTATTCCAACGTTACCTTCCTGAGTTTGAAGGTCCTGGTAAGACTGTTGATCAATACATGGTGCCTGCTTACTATTGGTTAGGTTGGGGCATCAAAGGTAACCGTCAACTTTATGCATACGATTATACTAAGAAGATGATTTTGGCGTGAGTAAGTATAGTTTCGGAGGACTTGACAGGCATTCTGTCAATATCCTTCGATTGCTGAGTGAACTTGAGGGGTCATATCAACTTCTCAAGTATATGGGTTTCCAAGAGGATATGGAAACCCTTGACAAAATGAAGAAGAGGTACTATACTATGTACTTCAAAATCAATAAAGAAGAAAAGGCACAAGGATAAGTGTCCGAGTGGTTAAAGGAGACGGACTGTAAATCCGTTGGC